ACTATTTTTTAGTTTACCATAGTTATTATTAAAACTTGTTTTTAGTCTTTGTAAAGCTGTATCACTTAAAGCCCTATCAGTTTGTAATATTGAACTTGGCTTTGCACCATTAGAAAAGAATGTTGAGCCAAACTCTTCTAAACTCACACCCCAGTTTAATGCCTTTGCACATTGGTCAATTGGACTTAATCCAGTTACACCATCATCAGTTATTGTTTTAAAATGTAAAACATCAGATGAATCTAAAACAGCCCCACCATCTATTTGATAAAACAACTCATTATTATTTACAACAACAGTTACATTGCTTGGACTTAAACATATTAATTGAACTGGTGTGCCAGAATTATTTCTTACAATTTGCACATAACTATTCCCTTCCGTACAAATACTTAACATTATAAACTCAAAAAATGTTATTTTATTTTGATAATAATTAGGCTTGAATTTTACAAGATTATAAATTGGACTTTTAGAATCCTCTAATTTATCACCATTAGCTTGTTTAGAATAAACAGAAACTGGCAATGATGAAACTGATTCGGCAAGTAATCTTATTGCACACCAAACAGCTGTAAGCGTTAAAGCCTTGTCAGTATCAAAAACATTTGCATCTGGAAAAATTGTGTTAAGAGATAAATCTCTTTTTTGAGTTTTAGGAGGAATGAATACGTTTGTTATTCTTTCAAGTAAAGTCAATGTGAAATTTTTATTTTCACAATAATACAATTATAAAAACTTATAAAAAAACAATGTGTGTGTTATTTATTAACATAATTATAAAACTACAACTTCTCTTGTATCATAAACACTATCACCACTCTCAGTTGTAAGATGACAACCTAAAGCCATAACTAAACTAACAACTGGATCAACTTTTTCTTTAGATTTATTTTTAGAAATCTTAATGTTCCCAGCTGGATCTTCTTGCAAAGCTACATTGCTAATGCACCAATTCATGCACGGATTATTATTGTGTATAATATTTTTAGATAATATTTCAGCTTCTAATGTTTTTGTTGGCATAGACATTGAAACAAAACCTTGTCCAAATGGATCCATATTAGCTCCATCATTTTGTAAATCAATTACTAATTGTGATGCATTCCATCTATCATAACAAATAGATTGTATTCTATATTTTTTAGATAGCTCATTTATCTTTGCTTTTATAAAACTATAATCAGCAACATCACCACTTGTTGCATATATATGTTTATCTCTTAACCAAGAAACATAATCAACACCATCTCTTTCGCTTCTTTTCTTTGCATTTTCTTCTGGAATAAATATATAAGGAATAAAAACAAACTTGCCACCTACATTAAACAGTAATACAAAAGCAGTTAAATCTCTGGTAGATGCTAAATCTAATCCACCCCAACATTCTTTGCCTTCTAATATTGAGTAATCAAAATCTTGATGACAAGCATCCCATTCCCCAGATGTAAGCCAAGCACTATGTGAATCTGTCCATTGATTAAGCATTAATCTTCTAAATGTATTTTGATATGATGGAACATCAACAGCTCTTTGGCTTTCTCTTTCCATATATTCTTTTCTTAAACTAACACCATAGTTTGGATTTGCTTTTTTCCAAGTAGATTCCAGAGTAATATCATCATCATTTTCAGCTTCATATATTACAGTATAAAATGAATCATCTTTTATAGTTCCTTCATTTACTTTTTTAGCATAAGAATATATTTCATAACAAATAGATTGCTTATCATAACCAGCTGTTGTAATTGCAATTGTCAATGGTTGCCTTCTTGATCCAGTTGATGTTGTTAGTGTATCCCACAAATCTCTGTTTGGCTGTGTGTGTAATTCATCAAAGATTATACAGTTAGCATTAAAGCCATGCTTAGTTTTTGAATCAGAACTAATTGCTTGATAATAATTTCCTTTGGATTCATTGACAATTGAGTTTCTAAAAACCTTGCCTCTTTCAGATAATTCTGGACTTTGCAAAATCATTCCTTTTGCTATCTCAAAAACTATTCCAGCTTGTTGTCTATCACCAGCAGCACTATAAACTTCACTACCTCTTTCTTCATCAGCAAACAACATATACAAACCAATAGCAGCACACAAAGTTGATTTACCATTCTTTCTTGGAACTTCAATAAATACTGTTCTGTATTTTCTAAGATTTGTTTCTTTATTTTTCCAACCAAATATGTCGCCAACAATTTTGCTTTGCCACTCTTCTAATTTTAATGGCTTTCCAGTTAGCTCTCCTTTTGTATGTGTTATGAATTGCTCAATAAAACCAATAGCTCTATTTGCTGCCTTATCATCAAAGTAGAACTTAGTCAAAATAATTATTTATTTGTGTGTTGTTAGTTGTTACTGGAGCTGATATGTTTGCCCTTGCAACTGGAGTTAATCCAAATTGTGTTGCTAATTTTAAAGCTGTATTTAAAGCATCTTTAGCAATCTTTTGATATGGAACAGCTTGAGCATGTTTTATAGTTCCATCAGAATTTTTAAATACTTGTATTCTTCCTTTTTCTCTTAACATTGTTTCTGTTTCTATATACAAAGCCATCTCATTGCAGTAAGCTAATATTAAATTCAAATCAACATTATGTAACATATTTAAATTATAAAGTTGTGATGTTACTTTATACCATTCCTCAGCTCCAATTGTAGATAATAAATCTGGAGCATCTGGCAACTGACTAACCAAATCAACTTGCATTTCATTTTCTATTGTTCTGCTTTTCTCAAGTGTGCCTTGCATCTGTTTAATAGCTGTTGGTAATTTTTTTCTTCCTTTACCCATTTATCTTTTCTGCTTTTAATCCAGTAAACTGTTCCCACCTTTCTATTATAACATCACAATACTTTTCATCTAACTCCATGCCATAACATTTTCTATTTAGTTTTTCAGCTGCTATTAATGTTGAGCCACTTCCTAAAAACATATCTAAAACTAATTCTTTTTTATTGCTTGAATAAGATATAGCTTTTTCTAATAATGGTATCGGTTTAGGAGTAGGATGGTCTTTAATAAATTCTCTTTTACAATTCCAAACATTAATATCTAACAAAGGATATTTATTATCTCCTAAAAAAATAATAAATTCGTGTGCGTTTGCAAACTTATTTAAAGCTTGAGTTTGATATTCTTTATTCCAAACTATTAAGTTTTTTATTTTAAAGTCTGCTTTTATACAGGCTTCTCTAAACAAATGAAAACATTTCCAATCATTAAAAATATATTTATCAGTATCTTTGCTATAAATATGTAATAAAGAAAAAACACTTGACAAAAATTCAACAAAATCAATTTCATTTAGATTGTCGTTTTTTATCTCTTTCATTTCTTGCTTACGTTTTTTTGACCAAGTACCTGACTTGTAACTTATGTTGTAAGGAGGATCAGTTAAAACCATATCAGCTTTTTCTCCATTCATTAGTTTATCAAAATCATCTGAGCTTGTGCTATCGCCACACATAACTCTATGCTCCCCAAGTTTCCAAATATCTCCAAGTTTTACTTTGCTTTCTTTTACCTCTGGTATTTCATCATCATCAATTAATCCATCAGCTGTTGTTTCTTCTTTATCAAATAATTCATCTGGAGTAAATCCCCACTCAGTTAATTCCTCATAATCAAAATATTCTTTTACTAATTCATCATCAAAACTTCCACCATTTTTATTTAACCTAATATTTAACTCTCTTTCTTTGTCTAAAGTTAAATCTAATTCATTGCAATCTATTTCTGTATTTCCTAACTCAGCCCAAACCCTTAATCTTTGATGACCACCTATAACAATATTTTTTCTTTCTTCATTTATATTAATTATAATTGGATCAACCAAACCAAATCTTGTAAGGCTATCTTTTAAATCTTGCTCTTGTACTTTGTTTATTTTTCTTGGATTGTATTCAGCTGCAATCAATTCTGTGATTTTTCTTTTTACTATTTTCATTATTTCTTTGTTAGTGTTGGCTCAGTTCTTATTAATGTAGGGAAGCCACCAAATTCCTTTTCTACCTCAACCATGTATTTTCCACAATTGCATTTGGCTTCTCTTGTTCTAACTTTTCCATCAATAATTTCTAAAGTTGCTTTCTCAATTTTTTTTTCAATTTTACATTTTTTGCAATAATATATAAACATAATATTTGGTTTTAGTTTGAACTTAAACTGTTGATATACCCATATCTCCAATTTTGCGTATGATATCGATAAAGGCCATCAACGTCTCCCCAGATCGGAAGA